TCAAGTACAGAGACATCGCCCTGCTCCGCCGCCTCAAAAGCTGTCATGGCATCCTTGCCAGTGGCCTCTTCAAACGCGGCCATCGCGTTAAAATCGCAGCGCAGGGTCCAGTCCTTACCATCCGCCCGGGCAGTGGTCTCACCAATGAAACGGTTGGCCATCATGCCACCGCCAGAACTGGCTTGCCGCTGGGTTTCACCGTCAGCGTTGCCGTCATCTTATCATTGGTCAGTTCGCCAAATTCCAGCCCGGTGATCACCGCGTTGAAAGTGAGCGTAGTGGTTTCATCCGGGAAGGTGATCTGGCACCACTTCATCCCAGCCTCAAAGGCGGCATCCAGGGTGGCTGCGACTGAGGGCGCAAAGTTCAGGCCGATCTTGGCCTCGCTCCCGTCCTTCATCCCGGCGATGAATTCCTTGTAACGTTCAGGGCTTTTCAGGTGTGTTTTGTCGATCGCATCGCGCGACTTGCTGGGCGGGGTAATGCTGACCACCCCAGCGATTGCCGGGAACGGTCCCGCCTCAACATCCGCCATCCCAAATGTGGAATTAAATCCGATATCTGCATCTACCTCAGGCATTGCTTTCTCTCCAGTTCACCAAAAAATCCATTGAAACGCGGGCGGCCCGGTCAGGCTCGTTTGATCCGCGTTCTGTGTTGTCGCGCAGGCTTTCCAGGAACACCCCCCGAAAGCCGCCCTGCCGGTAGCCGTTCAGGCCAAGGCGCACTGCTTCAGCCAGATCGGCAGCGCCGGTATAGTCTTCAGCGTAGCAGTCAATCTGCACCCGCCCCCGTGACAGCCCATCCGCGCCGCGCAGGGTAAAGCCTTCGCGATCGCCAATCAGATGCAGGCAAATGCCCGGATAGGGATCTTTCGCAGGCCGCTTGCCCCAGTCCACCCGTTCCGCACATAGAGCGGCAACCGCAGGCATCCCCCGCAGCACCGCCCGCAAAGCTCCTTGCATGGGCTATCCTTTCGCGGCCTTGCGCTGCGCGCGGGCCAGTGACTTTTCAAATTCAGCCCAGAGATGACCGCCAAGCCGGTCCAGCAGCGCCTGCTGATCCTGATCCCAGGCTGGCCGCGCAAAGGGCTGTGGCGCCTGATGCTCATTGCCAAATTCTGACTGGGTTGCCTGCGGTAAGGCGCCGGCACCCACAAACATTTCCACCGCAGCCCGCTGATCTCGGAACATCGCGCGATGCGCCGCCGCCTGCCGTTTTGACAGCTTGCTGCTGACCGCAATGCTTTCTTCCAGATCGCCCTCACCGTGCGGCGCACCACTGCGCATCAAGTCCGCCATCGGCTCTGCCGCCTTCATCAGGGACCGGCGCAACACCCCCCGGCCCGCTGATTTGCTCAGCTCATCCAGCGCATCTTCCAATTCGCTGAAACCCTCCAGCTTCATTTCCATGCTCATGGCTGCACCTTCACAACGGCGGTGATTTCCAGCCAGCGCCGCTGGTTTTCCACGCCCTTGATCCCGATGATTTCAAAATCCTGCTCACCCAACATCAGGCGGTGCGAGGGCGTGAGTGTTGCCGTGAAGCGGTTCAGTCGCACGACAAAGCGCGCCATCTTCCAGGCTGCATCCTGACCTGAGCGGAATTTCTCGCCATCGCTCACATCCGTTCTTTGCGCCCGCACAGGGTGCCCCACAGCCACCGGTTTCTCGACCCGCTGCAAGCCGTCATCAACAAGCTGCAACTGTGCAAACTGAATTCGTACATCTGACTTAGACCTTGGCTTGCGGCTCATATTGCAAAAGCCCGATACCGGCGCGTCAGACGATCGATGCCCCGCTGCACCTGTTCAGGAATGCCAACAGCCGCATCTGCCAACCCGTGGTCATAGAAAAAGGCCACAAGCTCTCTTGCTGCGGCCTTCAAATCCTCCGGTACCGCCTCCAGGCTTTCAAAACCTGCAGTAAATGTAAGTGTGACAGCATCAGGCCGATCAGCAACAGCGGGCCACGACGCGCCGGAGATCCGCGCCACCTGGCGCATCCGCCCACGCCCCACCAGGGCGTAACTCTCGGCGGGAACAACCACCTCCGCTCCCGTCGCATCCAGATAGCGGATCTCGTCAACCGACAAGATCCGCGCAAAGGGAAGCTGCAGAAACCGCTCATCAAACGCGGCACCGCGACGGCACCATTGTTGCGAGACCAGAGGAAACCCCAACCCGCCAAAGCCGTCCTGATCCACATCCAAAGCAGCCGATGCAGAGGCAATCACACGGGCAATCTCCGCGTCCAGCTCTGGGTCCTCACCCTCAGGCGATATGATGCGCAACTTGTCCTTGGCATCCGCCAAAGTGATCAGGTCAGTTGCCCCGCCTGTAAGCCTCTCCAGCCACATTGCCTATGCTCCTGCTAGGTTTGGGAGTTGGTTTTTTCAGCCGTGCCAGGGCCTGTGGTCGCTGCATTCTGCGGCGGCTCGTCGCCCTTGTTTTCCAGCGCAGTCTGCGGGCCTGCCGTGTTGCCACTGTTTTCGGCCACGGCTTTCTGACCATCTTCAGAAGATGGTTCTTCCTGCGTCACAGGGGCCAGCACAGCTTTCGCCACCAGGTGCGATACCGAGGCAGGCTTTGCCGATCGCACATCGCCCGGCAGATAGGCCTTATCGCCCAGATGCGGGCGCAACACTTTATAATCCATGTGAGATTACTCCAGTTTCACAGCGGAAAGGCGGCTGACCCGCCTTCCCAGTTGGTCTGATTGGATCAGTCAGCCTGACGGCCAAAGTCGCCGTAGATGAAAGATTCATCGCGGTAGACAGCCAGCGCCAAACGCTCTTCTGCCAGCACAGTCACCTTGTTGCGGGTGAAGTCATCATTCTGAAAGCCGGTCTCGATGCGCGAGGTCCACTGATCAAAGATCTGCGCCCCCATATCAAAGGCCCCAACCAGCACCTTATCCAGCGCCATAGCCGGGGTCGCGACCACCGGCAGCCCCCAGAGCGTGGGCGACAGAGTGCCCTGCGGGTTGCCGATAATATAGCGGCCCTCGCCATCTTTCAGGGTTTCGATCCAGGCCCAGTCTGCCGGGTGCATGACAATGCCGGTGGCAGGGTATTCCGCCAGTACCGCCTGCAGCGCCATATAGCGCACCTGGTCGATGGACGTCCCAGCAGGGAAGCCAGCAGGCTGCGCAAAAGCCGTGGCCTGCGGAATGATGCCATGCAGGTTTTCGCCGGTGCCGTCGCCAAACAAAAGCTGCTGTTCTTCTTTGAAAGACAGACCATAAAGCAAGCGATTGTCGATAATGGAGCGGATCTGTGACACATCAGACAGGGTCTGTTTGGACGCCCGGATCCAATGGGCAATCACCTTGGTACGGGTCTGGATTTCTTCGATCTGGAAATCCGACTGCGGCTTCAACCCACCTTCGGCAACCACATCCGCATTATTGGCGAACCCGGTTTCGCGGTCGTAATCGATGTTGGGCTGATCCGTCTGCCCAGGCATCAACAGGCCACGCACAGTCATCCGGCGCTGGGGCATCGGCGCAATGCCGGGCAGGTGGTTGGAATGCACCGCCGCCCCCATGCCACCCGCACCGCCGGTGGTGGTGGTCAGATCAGCCTTGACCGTAAGCTCGGCGCTGTCGCTTTTGCGCGGATTGTCCTTGAAGCGCAGAAAATCATCGCTCTCGGTGAACTGGCTGCCGATAGATTTGACCTCTGCCCCGCCGTCACCGCCGGTGCGGTCAAGCTTTTGCTCCAGCTCTTCCAGGCTGCCCTTGAGACCGCCAAGCTCGGTCAGGGCCTCATCAGCCTTTTCCTTCATGGACTGGCTCAGGGTCTCCCCCGCCTTGGCTTTGCCCAGGGCATCCTCTGCAATTGCTTTCACCGCATCGAACTTTGTTTCAAACGCAGTTTTCATTTCCACTGCAAGTTCTGCAGCGGATTTGGTTTCTCCCGACATGGGGAACCTCCTATAAATTATGGATTGAGTGTTGGGTCAGGAACCCATGAGAGTTGTCAGAAACACCCTCGCGTCAGTCTCCGCTGCAGCAGGATCCCCCTGCCCTTTCAGGTGGATGCGCGCGGAACGCTCCGCCTGTGAATTCGAGAGGCCAAGTCCCTTGACCGCTGTCTCGAATTCCCGCTCTGTCAGCCGGTCCCCGGCCTTGAGCTTTTCAATGAGATCCGCAGGCACCTCGCCTTTGGTCGCCACGCGCGCCGTTGGCAGCATCGGGAAGGTCACCAGTGACACCTCCCAAAGATCAACCTCTTTCAGCACCCGGTTGCCGCCATCGTCTTTCTGCGCATTGATCGTCCGATAGCCTATCGACAGACCATCGATCGAACCCGCCTTGATCAAGGCTATCGCCTCACGGCCCTTTTCAACTTCGGTCAGGATACGGCCCTTGACCCAAAGACCCCGATCATCTTCGCGCAGCTCTTCCCAAACCCCGATCGGCTGCGACGGATCATGCTGCCACAGCATTTTCACCTTGCGATCCTGTGCCGCCAGCTTGGAAAGGCTGGCCCCATAGGCACCAGCGGCAACGATATCACCGCCCTGATCCACCTCACCAAACAGACTGGCATAGCCCTCGATGGCACCATCTGCCGCTGCAGCCTTGAGGTTAAAGGCCACATCTTTTGTCTCGATCGACATCAGCTTTCTCCTGTTTCCGAAAGTGGGATATTCTGCATCTGCATCCGCACGACATCCCCGCCCGGCACTGGCGGATTGCCTTCCAGCTTGCGGATCTCATTGATGGTCAGCCCGCCGATCTGCGCCATGGTCTGATAGAAGCTGGCGCGGCTGGCGCTATCGCCCCGCAGCAATCCATCCATATTG